CGACCATATGGAGATCATGTGTTGTCCTCCTTTACGGCCCCAATCTCAATGACACCGATATGTTCATCCGCGCTCTTATCCCCGGAGGGTTTGTCCCTCCATTTATCCGGGCGCCGATTCTTGAGCCAGAATATCTGCGCCGTGGTGTCTCCTCCCAGAGCCTTGTTCAGAAGCGCGTTTTCGACCTGATAATCCACGACCTCCTTGCCCCTTTTTAGGGCCTCGCGAATCTCCTGGTGGTCGTCCTTCCAGCGGTACAGCGTGGATGGCGATATCCCGCAATTGGATGCAATCTGCTCGTCTGTCAGCCCATCTCGCGCCCACCCCTCTAAAAGAGTCAGCCCGTCCTCGGTGAGCCAATCTTCATATTTTCCTTTTGCCACCCTCACCATCCCCACAATGCAATACATACGGGATCCCGTGCGCCTTGCAGTAGTCGATTTCGGCCTTGCATCCGGTACTGTGCTCCCAGTCCCCATATACCAGCATCTTGTCGCACACCTTCAGAAGCTCCAGGCACATCCCCAAACCATGCAGATAGTCCACCTTGTCATAGAGATAGCCGAAGCAATGTATAGGGGAGATATATACGTTGGCCTTATCGTTTACGGCCAGCGCCTCGGCAATCCGCTCGATTTCTGCCTTGTTTCCCGGCTCCCCGCCATAGGGATGGGATATGTAAATCCTCATAGCCTTGCCGTCATCCCTCTCTTGTGTCCGTCCAGGTAGATTACAGGCGTGTCCTTGCTGGTTGGTTTGTACTCCTGGATTTCCCCGTATCCCCCATAGTCCAGGGCCGCCGCCGTGTTGACAAACAGCTTGGATACCGGCGCAACGCTCCGGTTCGCCTCACAGGTGCGGTAAAAGCCTTGTTTCATCACCATAGGCAAATGGGTGTGGGAATGGATATACACGTCCGCGTCCACGATGCTGGCCATATCCGCCAGACGGATCGCCTTGGCTCCTTCCTTTCTCCCGCCTCCGGACCCGTGGTTGATATACAACGAATAGGTCATGGGCCTCCCATCCGATTTCCGGCGGCTGCACCGTCCAAAGCTAACAAACAGCAGCGCCGCGCCAGGGGCAAACCGGTCATACAAACCCATCTGCCGGGCGAACACCTCCATGAGGTCAATGCCCTCTTTGTTGTAGGTCCTCCGCTCGTGATTTCCAGTGGTGACGGCCAGTATCTTATTCTTGACTGGCTCGAACAGCTCCACCGCCCTCTGGATCTGCTCCATCGGGGGCAGTACCTCGCTGTAGCAGTCCGACACGCTGGTCTTGGTAGCGTTGTTGAGGATATCTCCGTTGAGGATGAGGGCTGTGTCCGGTTCTTCCTGCACGGATTTCAGCCGTTCGCGGATGAGAGGGAGGTCACAATGCGCGTCCCCGATATGCAAGTCGGCCATCACCTCAATTTTCAATGCGCCGATCGTATCCGGAAGCCTTGCTCGTATGGTTGTCATCCGCCCACCTCGCTTTTTGTGTTCCCGCCTACCCATCCGCCGGCCATTATGTCCGGCACAACAACAATCCATATCTGGATATAGATTCAGATATGCCGGTCTCTCCCGGCTGTCACGCCTGCTTTGTGGGACGACGTTACACCCTCCAGTTCCCATGGAGTAGGGGCCTGCCGACGGGCTCTGGTGCTATTGTCGAGCTTAGTCGACGCGCCTGCCAATTTCTTGCGGAAATACTGGCTTTCAGCCCTGTACGCTGTCGGCTTTGGCATTTGGTTGCGGATGCTGGACTTGCACCAGCGTTCTCCGACTTATGAGGCCGGTGAGATACTGCTTCTCTAATCCGCCACAACAAAGAGGACGCCCCGCATGGGACGCCCTCTCATTTCTTTACATATACACTATATCACAGACCAAACATAACATTCTATAACATGATTTCCGATATGGCCTTTTTATGCAGACGATATATTTGCATGTAGCTATAGCTCATTTCAATCGCGATTTCTTCAAGTTTTAGTCCGTCTATGTATCGATACATCATGACGTCCCTCAGCTTCTCATCATCCATCTGTTTCACGGCGGCCTCGATCCGGCGGCGAAGATCAATCTGTGCATCAATTTCCCGGTTTATGTCTTGTTCCAAATCTACGATCTGGCATACGGCATTTTGTATTTTATCGCAGCCTCCCGCTTTCGGCATATCTGAGTATACCGGGGATATTGCCTCGGCTTTTTCCTCCCACTTCTTTTTCTCGTCAAGCAGCCTGGCTATACGTTTTTCCAATCTGATATACTGCTTCAATATCGCCCTTTTCTCTTCGTTCGTCATGGTTCCCTCCCGTAAAACCGCCGCAGCTTTCGCCAATGAACCCCAAACCACTGTACAAACGAATCAT